TTGACCCACTTGACCCACTTGACCCACTTGATCCACTTGTACCACTGGTACCACTTGTACCGCTAGTGCCGCTTGTACCACTAGTGCCATTTGTACCATTAGTGCCGTTTGTACCATTTGATCCACTTGACCCACTTGATCCACTTGATCCACTAGTACCGCTTGTACCGCTTGTACCACTTGTACCACTTGTTCCGCTTGTACCACTAGTACCGCTTGTACCACTTGTGCCGCTTGTACCACTGGTGCCATTTGTCCCATTACTACCGGATGATCCACTATTACCAGATGATCCACTTGTACCGCTTGTACCACTTGTACCACTTGTTCCACTAGTACCACTTGTGCCACTGGTGCCATTTGTGCCGCTTGTGCCGTTTGAACCACTGCTTCCACTTATACCAGATGTGCCACTTGTGCCACTAGATCCGCTCGATCCACTTGACCCACTGGTACCACTCGTACCACTAGTACCACTGGTGCCACTAGATCCGCTTGTACCACTTGTACCACTTGATCCACTTGTACCACTTGATCCGCTGCTACCACTTGTACCACTTGATCCATTTGTACCACTTGTGCCACTAGATCCGCTTGTACCACTGGTGCCACTGCTACCACTAGTACCGTTTGTGCCACTTGTACCACTGGTACCACTTGTACCACTAGTACCACTTGTTCCGCTACTACCACTTGTTCCGCTGCTTCCACTGGTGCCTGATCTACCGCTTGATCCTCTTGTGCCACTTGTGCCGGTTGTACCGCTTGTAGTACTTGTACCACTTGATCCGCTTGATCCATCTAATAAACCACTACTACCGCTTGTACCACTGCTTCCATTTTCTCCACTAGTTCCACTGGTTCCTATATCGCCACTTTGACCGCTACTACCACCCTCACCATTTGTACCGCTTGTGCCTTGACTACCACTGGTACCTGAAGATGTGCTTGTACCGCTTGTGCCGCTTGTATTGCTTGTTCCGCTTGATCCAGCTGATCCTTTTTCTCCGCTACTACCACTACTACCACTGGTGCCTGTGCCTGAAGTACCACTGGTGCTGATATTACCGCTTACACCTATGATGTATCCGCATGCATCAAACGAAAAAGTTATGGTTGCGGTATTATCATTATTGAGTACTATTGTTTCTGGTATTAATTGATTGAAATTCTCGTCGTATGTTTGAATTAATACTAGATCTGAGTTTAAATTATGATCAAATACCCAAGTTTTTGATTTTTGATCGCATGGTATTTGTTTAGTAGCAACATTGTTGAAAAACTGAGAACTGGTTCGACAATAAATAATTTTACGTAATTCGTCGATTATTTTAAGAAACAGCTCTGTGGTAGGATCTTTAAAAGTCGCTGTTAATTTTTTATAATCATACAGAGCATTATCCAATTTTATTGGAGAAACCTCGCATGGATCTTTCTTTAATGTTGACATTTCTTATAAATATAACGATACGGTTAAGTAACACCGTGTAAGTGTTAAAAACATAAATATTAATTATATTTAATTAAATAGAGAAATTGGTATTCTTCTCCACTGTCCTGCGCTGTATATATAAAAATAATTACCGTCGTAGCTTACCCAACCATCTTCACCATAATCTGATGATTGATATGGTACTTGATGATAGAATTTGTCAGGAAATCTTTGAAATACTCTAAAAGCGGTATTTATTGGTCTTTTATTTGCAGTTGTGTAAATAGGATTGCCATTGCAATCGTATCCACTGATATAGGTTTGACTATTATAGTCATAATCAAATGTAGCAATTTCTCTTTTTAACCACCCCGCTGGATATTGATAAACATAGATATATTTAGAATCATATGCTAACCAACCATTTTCTCCATAATCGGTGATAGATTTTGGAGCTGGATGAAATGGTGTTTTGGTAACACCTTCAAAACTGGGTTGTATTTTATTATATCCGTCTAAATTTGTTACTTTATTTACGTTTAGTGCCATTGTACCTTGACCTGTTACATCTGTGTAATCCAATGGACTATCTTTTAAATTGTTGCTATTCTTAATAATATTGTTTGAAATGTTTTCCATTTCACCTGCACTAGCAATTGCATTTTCTTGCAACATTACTTTTCTTACTGTAAATAGCTTTTGAGTGGTATTTTTTACCCCGTCTAAATTTGTTATGTAATTTTCATTTAACAAATATGCATTGACATTTATATCAAATGATGTTTTGATATTACGATCTTCACCTTCATTGATTTCTTGTTCGATGCTATAACTGTCTATTCTGGCTCTGAACTTAAATCTTTCTGCGTCTCCCCAGTAATCTTTAGCTGCATAATTGATTTGTTCCAACAGCTTATTGTTTTGATCTACATAATCAGTCCAAATGATACATTCGTATGTAATATTTACTTGAACTGGTAAACTTACACTGTAAATTTGTTTGGTTGGCTTGCTTGCAAACGCACCTTTGTTCATCAAATCAAATCTGTCATATTTGTTTTTCTCGCTATAATTCATTATGGTTTCATAACTCAAATAACGATTAAATGTTGCAAGATCTTTGTTATTTTCTACACTTTTTCTACGAATCATAACAGCTGGCAACAATATTTTGCCTTGATTGTCTCTGATATGACCAAACTTTTTCATAGCAAACCATCTTTCTGGATTGCCATATATAATTGGCACCTTGACAACTTCACCATTATCGTTTACTTGTAGTCTTAAAGTACTATCTAATGTGTTGATAATAGCTGTATCAACGTCCAATAACGTTACAGTAAAATTCTTTTGTTTATCTGTATCACGACGAGTTGCGTTGGCTCTATTATAGAACTTTTTAACATCTGATTGCGCAGATGCGTTTTCAATAGGATTTGGTGGCGGATTTGTATTAGTATTTGGACCCCAAGACATAAATTATGTTTGTCTTTCTACTAGGTTAATTTTGCTTAGTCTTGTGTAATGAGTATTAACAATCAAACTCCAAGACTTATCAGGATGACCACCCAAGAATTGTTCTTGAACTACGTTATCAATTTCATAATAACGTTCATTGTAAAGCACCAAATCGCCAATTTCTGGGAAATAGTTCGTGGTAATACAATCACGTTCTCTAAATCTGTAAACAATATCTTGTTTTCTATCAGGTCCATATCCTTGATTTTCTGTGTTAATGTCTTCACGTTGCACCAAACAACTCAAGTCTATACCAGAGTAAAAAACCTTACCCTTGTCACTACTGCTTTCACCGTAGATATTGGTATTGGTTTCATAAGCTGCAATTTTAAATACTTGTACAACGCATTCGATTATATCACCGATTAATTCAGAATTAACACTTCCCAAAAAATTTATATCTCTTGGAGAAAAGTATCTACCGGGAGAATAATTATTGTTATAAATACCCACATCTTTACGTGTAGATGTCCAGTATTGCTTAAAAGCTGGATTTTGTTTAGGGTATTGTGGTGATACAGGTGCTGCCATAAATTATCCTATATAAATGTGTAGTGGTACTCTGGAAAGCATCTTATTCATTTCTTCGCTTTCCTTACCTTTATTTTCCAATTGATTGACTCGCAAGGTTTTTTCCAACATATCTCTCAATTTATCAAGCAATGTGTCTTTTTCCTCCTTGGCTTCAGAACGTAACTCCGCACCGTCAAGAGTTACTTCGCCACCTGGAATTGGTACTGTACTATATTTTTGTAATATACGTCCCAATGTTTCTTTGCACAAAGCCAAGAAATATTTCTTGATCCACTGTTTGCCTGGTTGATTTATCTTACAATATGTACAGTATTCGTATGGTATATCACTTGGATCGCTAATGTATTCATAACGAGATCCACTATAAAAGTTGGTAATATCACGTTCACTTTCAACTATATAATCTATATAAACTTTGAAATTGTCGGTTGGAATTGGAAATATTCTCAACTTATTATTACCTAGAATTTCAAAACTATATGCGCTTTTACGAACCATATCATTAAACTCAATAGCTTGTACACGTTCCAAGTCTTCAAAGATCGGAGTCATTAAGAATTGTGTAGCAGGACTGTATGCGCTAAATCCCATTTCTGTTAGTACGTTACTATAACTCATACCAGTCATACTAAACGGATCATAAATACGAGCAATTGCTGGCGGTCTTTGGTGAAATACACGTTTAACTTCGATACGAGAGCCTGTCAAGTGTTCAATATCTTTACCAATCAATTGATTTAAGTCATAAACTTGTTGTGTGCTGCTTGGATTAACACTGCCACTGACAGTAATATAATTGCGTTTAACTTCATATTCGCCACCAACAAGTGCTTCTGCACCATATTGTTTGCTCAATTGAATTATAAAAGGCAATCCTGTACTTTTTACTCCTAGACCTGTTAAATTTTTGTATTGGTTTTGTGGTAATCCTTGTAAATTTACCATATTATTAACGATGTTGAATTCGTTAACTACACGGTTATATTCCAATACAGATTCTTCAAAACAGGCATAAAAATTAACATCGATCATTTCAATATCGACAATAGGATAACCCAAACGTTTTGCTGCCCACATAGCACTACTACTACAATCATTTTCAAAAGTAGTTTCGCCAGATCCTGTGTTACAACTTTCGCTTAAGTAATAACCAAATGGCACAGTGTTTTGAGTAACACTACTACCACTCCCAGGCCATCTTACCCTATCTTGATCTAAATTAGCACTCATTAATTATAAATATCTAAACAACAAAAATATACAGTTTATAATTTGTTAATTCACATATCATATTTTTTCATCCGTTTTATCAGCTGTACCTTTCAATTTACTTGATATTTTATTTAAATAATTCTTGATTTTATCTTTATAGATCTGTTTAGCAGTAATATTGTTTGGCTCTGTTGGTGCGCGATCACCCCAATGAATTTTTTGTGTAAAATACTTATCTCCAAATCTTTTCCTCAATTCCTTGGTTCTTATTACGAATGTATCTTCTGGTCCCTTATTTTGTATTATACCCAAGGCAAATGCGTCTTTTAATCTAAATCCCTTCATCTTTAATCCGGCGATTACACCCACGGGTTTACCTGTATCAGGATCAATTGGTCGATCACTATCGTCTAAAAATCTCAAATCGGTTCTATCTGCATCAATTACTTTATAACCACGATAATATTCTGGTAATTCATCAAATATTGCGGAAATATTACCACCAGCCTTCAAATATTTTTCACATTCTATATTGTTTTGTAAAGTTTCTTTTCTTGAAAAAGTCATATGTGGTTTTGAAGGATCTTCAAGACTTTGCATTGCCCATTTAAACACGGCTGTATAGTCATAAAATTTAACATCTGGATTTGCAGATTTCCAACTTTCCAATTTTTTATGAAAATCAAGATCGCTCGTACCGTTTAATCTAACCGATAACTTTAAATTGTATTTAGCAGCCACTTTTTTCAAAAACTCCATTTCAATTTGCAATCTTTCAATGAAGTCTTCAGGACGCATTGGATTCAATATTCTACCACGTTTACCTTCGGGTCCGGGTCTACCTTTGCCATAAAATCTATCTATAATTTTTGGATCTGTAGGAATATTTTTCATCTCATCAGATGTCAATTTGTCACCAAACAACCAACGAGTTTTTCTAGCTCTTGCTGCTAATTTTGCTTTTAGATATGCAGGGTTACCAGCAAAATTCAAACAACCAGCGTTACATTCCGGACTTTTCTTTGGACACACTTCGTGACCTGATGAATCAGAGGGAGCCAAATATAAAATTGCAGTCAAATATCCTTTGTCATCTAAGAAAGACTTCAGTGTTTTTGGATCGTTTAATACACTCAACAGTTTTAATCTTCCTTGAGTGTCTCGGGCAATATTCTTCATTAATTCGGCCAACTCAAAACTAATAGGCTCCTTTTTGTTCGCTTCAGTCAAACATATCTTTAAATTGTTATCGGTATCATTTATAGCTTCATATAGAGATTGATTTACGCAATTTTTACATTCACATACAAACGTATCTAGTGGGATAATACTGTCATCAGGTAACCCAAGTGTTTCGTACATTTTAACTTCTGTTAATAAATCAATAAATTTCATATGTGTTTTGTTATTCTTACTTTTAGATTACCTGTGCCTTTTATTACACGGTGGTATGTTTCTTTAGGTATAAATATTGTTTCTTTAAGTAATTGTGGTAAATTATTATCTAATTGAAAGTGCCAATTGTTATTTTCTATAACTTCAACGGTTCTGTCTTCACGATCTATATGCCATTCCAGTTCGTGAGTAGCTACATCGGAACTAAATTCTCTTATATACTGACTGTTACCCAGTGGGTTTTCTATAAACGGTAGACTCATTACCAGTATTTACCTTTACCTTTATTACCCAACGATTTCATTCTATGACTTCTGCAACTCCAATATCCAGCCGTTGTTCTATCTTTCTTTTGACTACATCTGTGTCTAGCTGCAAAACTCTTACGACGAGCCTTGCTACTAGCTCTGCTTCTCATATTTGGATCTCCAAATGTTACTTTTTTAACTTTGCCATTCTTAGATTTAACATATACAGCATATTTTTTAGGACCGCCGGGTGTTCTAAATGGTCTACTTAAATTAACAGTGCGTCCTCTATGCTTAAGTTCCATCAATAAATCTTCTTCGTCTTCGATAGGCGCATCCAAATACACTTCTCTACCTTCAAATATAGCCTTTTTACCCAAATCACTTTCAACCAATTCAGCGTCAGCGTCACACAATTCTATTAAATTTTGAAAATACAAAGTACGAACTTCTTCGATTAAATCAAAATAAGACTCACTATAGGTTCTAAAAATGTTTTCGCTAAGTGGAATTTTATTGTCAATATGATAACGTAAATAAGAACTCATCACTGGTTCTATGTTCTTAGGATGTGCCATCGGACACAACGAATCGTTCTCTATTAAGTCATTAAGTTTGATCATATTGATAAATATTAGTTTTATTATAAAAAATAATATTTATATTATATGAACTTTAAAAAACAACTGTTTTACACCATCGTAATTTTAATACTAACCGGTTGTATTTCGTCTGAAGTTAGACCGGCGAAGCAAGTTACAACTGCACAAGACGCTGTTGCTAAACAAGAAGCCAAAGTAGATAATACGATGGTAGAGTTGGAAAAAGTAGAAAAAGGCAAACGTGTACAAGCATCGTCTTTGTCTATAGGTATTCAACACTCTTTAAGTCAAGTAACAAACCCGTCAGTACAAGTAGATACTGCTAAATCACTCAATGAACGTGTAATTTCTATAGTTGGATCACCACACATAGATGAAATTAAACGTATAAAAGCTACCGTTGATTTATTAAACAGTCAAGTTGCTGAGGAAAGAAAAAAGGGTGATCAATTACTATCACAACGTGACGAAATCATAAACAAATTGCAAAAAGAAAAGTCTGCTTTGAAAGAAAAGTATGACGATGAATTATGGCAAATGACTGATAAAGCAAAAGAAATTGCAAAAGAAGCTGATCAAAGCAAGGCTACTTTGGATGCTATGAGTGGTATGTTTGGTCTTAATGCTGTATTTTGGGGTTTAAAAAAGTTCTTTGTTAGTGCAATGACCGCAATTATCATATTTGTTGTGGTATTTGTTATATTAAGAATATTAGCAACAGTACATCCAGCAGCTGGTGCAGCATTTAGTATATTTAATATGATTGGTTCTGGATTACTAAGTTTGGTAAAAGCATTAACTCCACATGCATTTGAATTGGCTAACTTCGCTTCAAAAGACAAAGTTGATGAATTCAAGTCTCCACTTGTTAAAATAGTTGATGTAATTCAAGAACTAAAAGAAAAACAAAAAGAATCTCCTGATAGAGTATATCCATTGACTGAAGTATTGAAAAGATTTGATAAAGAAATGGATAGTTCCGAAAAAGAATTGATTGATGATATTCTAAAAGAACAAAAGTGGATTAAATAAATTAATATTTATATTTATTATATAATTGTTTTGGATTGTTAACAAATGTTATGTGTTAATAAACTAAAGACGATTATGGATACAAATACAGCACACGTAATATCTCAACAGGTACTAGAATCAACCGCACAAGATATGACAGGCAAATATGTCTGGATGTTCGTAGCGGGATTAGTAATTCTAATGTTTAAATCAAGCATTGAAAAACTTGCCGCGGCACTGTTTATGTTTATTGGGTCCGATTACAAAGAAGATGATGTTGTATATATTGATGGCAAACCCGGCAGAATTGTTCGTGTGGGACTTACAAAAACTGTATTTTTCATATATGACGTAGTAGATGGTAAGGTTGTAGGCGGAAGTAAATTAGTTATCCAAAATGAAAGACTAGCTGGTCTAAACATAGAAAAACCACTACCTCAATTGGATTTAAGCCGTTTCAAAAAAGACTAATTTACTAATTAAACTATGGCTATTAACATTTTTACCCACATCAAACGTGGGTTATACGATAACGTCTACAACTGTATCGAAAAAGAAAAAGTAGATGTCAATCAAAGAGACGATGATACAGGCAATCCACCATTGGTTGTTGCTGTAGAAGAAAATCAAGTGGAAATCGTAAAACTACTGTTAAATCACGGTGCAGATCCCAACTGTAAAGATTGGACCAGTAAAAATACAGCACTGGATGTAGCTGAACAAAAAGGTTTTAAAAATATCGCAGAAATACTACAACAAAGAGGTGCAAAATACAGTAGCGGTAGTAGTTTCCATTTAGCCGCAAAAAATGGTGATATCGTTTCTATTGAAGAAATGTTAGACAAGGGATTTGATATCAATGAAGTTGACGCTGGCAAAGGTTGGACCGCACTACATTATGCAGTAAATTACGGACAAAAACACTTGGTTGAATATCTAATTGTAAGAGGAGCTGATGTTAACAAGAAAGATTTCTTGGGTAAAAATAATCCTATTGACGTACTATCCAATACCAATAGAGGTGACATTGTTAAGTTATTGAATAAGTACGGTGCTAAATCCGCAGGAGGTGTTAGTATTCATTTCTGCGCAGAAACAGGAGATTTTGAAGGTGTACAATCGTTCTTTGATAAAGATGGTAAAATCAATGGCAGAGATGAAAAGAATGGATGGATGCCACTACATTATGCCGTTAACGCTAACGATGTTGATATGGTGGAATTTTTGGTACATTTGGGTGCGAATGTTAACGGTGCAGATTTCAAAGGTGAAATTGCTCCGTTGGATTTGGCATTTAAGACGGGTAATGTAGAAATGCAAACATATCTGCAATCCAAAGGTGCTCAAAGAAAAAAGAAACACGATATTGGTGGTGGTGGAAAAGATGTAAACATATACATCACAGATGAAGTTAAAAAGCAAATTGCATTGTTTGTTGAAAAACGTAATCGTGAAGAAGCTGCAATAAAGAAACACGAAGAAGAACAAGCATCAAAAGAACCAAAGAAAAAAGATGCACCAGCTAAGAAAATTAACTGGAAAGATTTCTTGAAACTTAAAGATATTCCAGTGGTAGAAAAGAAAGAAGAAAAGAAGGTAGAAGTTGTTAAACCCGTCAAACAAGTTGTCAAGAAAGTTGAACAAGTTGATGTAGAAGTCAAATCTGGTAGATTGCAATTGGACGTAGAACAAGAAGGTTATATATTCTTTATGGATATTGTTGCTTATAGTAAGAAAACAACAGATGAACAAAAGAAGGCTTGTAAAGATTTGGGTGCATTGGTTAAGTCTACAATGCAATACAAAACAGCTAATGCGCTTGAAAAGTTAATTATATTACCTACTGGTGACGGTATGGTATTGGGATTCTTTACTTATTTGGAAGATGCAATGAATTGTGCAGTTACTATAGCTAAAGCAGTAAAGGATAGACCGGATTTACAAATGAGAATGGGTGTACATTGTGGACCTGTAATACCAATGGAAGATATTAATGGCAATCTCAATATCAGTGGTGATGGTATCAACTATGCTCAAAGAGTAATGGATGCAGGTGAAAGCAATCATTTGTTGGTTAGTTCAGCAGTAATGTTAAAATATGATAGACCACCATATGTATTAGTAAATGACTTGGGGGATGTGGTTGTAAAACACGGTGTAGTTATGCATTTGTATAGTTTACACGGTAGTGATTTTGGTAACAAATCATTTCCATCTAGTAGAGTAAAGAAAGCAGAACCAACAACAAATAAACCAGTATGAGAACAATGCCTTTAGTAAGACAATATCATCCAAGTATTGTTAATACAGACTTGGATGTATACAAAATAAAGGATAGAGTTATGGCAGCTCCTATAAATAATCACCCTGATCCATTTCAAGTAATAGATAGACTTGGTATCAATAAGATTAATGCTACCAAAATTAGAACTGTAGTATATAATTCCAAAGGTCTTTTTTATATAATATAAATCTTGACAGTTAGAGTTATATGGTTATACTGAAATAATGTCGGAGTATTTTGACCCCACATTAATTTACATCAAAAGCATCAATAAGAATGTTGCAAAAACTCTTATTGAAAAGAATCATTATACACACAAGTGGTCTCTTTGTACTGTAGCTTATGGAGTATACTATAAAGAATATGTAGAGAGTACATTCTTTGGTGGTTTTAACGAACGATTAATAGGTGTATTAGTATATGGAAACGCCGTGGGTAGAAATGCTAGTACCAGTATCTCTTCACTACTTACTAATAACAATGTGTTAGAATTAACACGACTGTGGATTGCAGATGGTTATGGTAAAAATATAGAAAGTTATTGTATAGCTGAAAGCTTTAGATTATTAAATACTGAATATCCCCACATCAAATGTATTCTCAGTTATGCGGATAGTGAAGCTGGACACGCAGGCACAATCTATCAAGCAACTGGCTTTCTATATCAAGGCGATAACTATGTAGATATCGCTATAATGCCTAACTATAGTGTTAGTTTAGTTGGTCCTCCTAACTATGATTGGATACACAGCAGAAGTGTATATTCAAGATGGAAAACACACAGCGTAGATAAACTAAAAGAACGTATTGGTAGAACATTCTGGCGCAAACGAGAAAGTGGTAAACATCGTTATATCAAGTTTATCAGTAACAAAATAGAAAATAAAAAGTTGACTAAATCTCTTAAACATAAAGTTCTACCTTACCCCAAAGATACTTCGTTCAAAGAAGAAGTACAAGAAATCGTTGTAACATCTACCAACGAATTTTTCGAATAAAAATATGAAAGACTATATTACATTAAAGGATGTAAAATCCAGATACAAAGAAGATTTATTATTCGTAAAAACAAACCCGAAACTGTTTATTATTAATTTATTTACGCAAAATAAACAATTTAGACATTGGGAATATATGTGGATCAAAGTAATAATTGGACTTATAAGATTATACTTTGTAAGTTTTATATGTAGATGTAAATTTTGGATTGTTTGTATTTTAAGTGGACATTTTCCTTGGGAAATAAAATAAAACTAATATTTTCTTTTATGTAATTTGATCGTGGTTAATGATACTCCATACTTCTCACTTAATGCATTGTTAGTAAAACTACCACTCTTTAAATCATCAACAAATTCATTCTTTCTAAGCGCAAAATTTCTCTTTTGTTCACTAATCTTACGTTTCATTTCATCACTCATAGCACCACGCTTTTTGCCTTTTAATCCATTATCATAACTGTAATTAATATTACGATTAGCCAATTTGTCATTTCTCTCCTTGTACTTAAGTGTACCACTGTCAATACCATACTTGTCAACAAACCACTCCAAAGTATAACGTCCTACAGCACGATCACGTTGCCTTTCTTTAGCCTCATCACTATGCTTTTTACCGTGCATAGGATTTTTAGCTCCTAGATTAATATCAGATAGTAACTGACGAGTTTCTTCTTTATCAGGATTATGTGTAAAATTATCGCCTCCACTTGCGGTTGGGGTAATATTATAACCTATATCACGCATATAGGGTTTAAACATATCTAAATAAAATTGTTCTCGTTTAAACAATTCACATTCTATTACATTTTCTAATATAATAAATTCAAAACTGTTTTCCCCGTAAAAATCCCAAGCGTGTTGTAATTTAGGATTCTTATGTTTATTCTTTTTTAAATCATTTTTATGTTCCCACCAACGACGATCAATATCTTTAGCAGAACCAATATAAAACTTGCCATTCTTAACATTTGTAATTTTGTATATACCACTTTTCATATAATATAAGTATATACAAGTTCTATGGTAATGTCAATTATTTTTTATTAGTGCAAGAAAAAACCCCAACTTTCGTTGGGGTTTTTGAGTTATTTTATTTCTACTAAGTATTATACGGTATCGAGATCGCCGATAATAACTTTTCCATAGAACTCTGGGCGCACTACCTTCTTAGCGTAGCGGGTCATTACGCCTCTACGTGGAGTGAAGTTCACTGGATCATAGACCAATGGAGTTTGGATTAGTGGGATATATGGAGCATATACAGCACCGGTTTCTAGGAAGTTGTTTCCACGGAAACCAACCAATACTACGTTATCGGTCATGTATGGGTTCTTGTAAACTTGGAAGCGAGAAGCAAAGCTACCAACGCGGCTTACGCCCATTGCGAACTTAGCTTGATCACCATCAGTGTTTACTACATATCCTGGGATTGATTCTAGGATAGTTGCAACGTCTGGACTTACGACCAAGAAGTTTGCACCACCACGTAGGGTCAATTTTTGGATTGTGTTAGATACCTTTTGGATCTTGTTTCCAAGAGTTTGGAACCAAGTGCTCTTTACGTAAGCAGTACGGTTTGGTGAACTGTTTGCATTACGTGTGAAGATTGCTTCACCAGTAGTTGCATTCAATCCCTTGCTGAATTCAACACCGATTTGGGCGGACCAAGCTTCGGTTGTTATGCCTTGAACGGCTTCGTTCAACATGTCTAGGATTTCAAGATCGATTTCCATAGATACATATTCACTCAATAGAGCAGTAAGTTCTGCTTCTGCGTCGATGGAGTGATATGCGTTCAAGTCTTGAGCCAATTCTGGGGTCCAGACTGCTTTCAACTTACGGGTCTTAGCAACGATTGGTTCGCTGTTTAGTACCAAGTTTACTTCTGGGATACTGATATCAGTATCGATGCTTTGTGTAGGAACGTTACCAGCGGTACCGGAACCTTCACCTGGGGTCTTACCAGCTTCGAAGTCACCACGTAGGTTATCGGTAGGTTGTAGACTATAGATCAACTTAACGTTGCTTGCTGCACCACCGAATGCGCTATTAGAAGCGGATACGATATATACGGATTGATAGAATGGATTGCTCAAACTACCAGTGTTAATTGCTTTTGAATAGGTGTTCAATACCAAACCATTGCTTCTTAGAGAAGTTGGTGCAACTGAACCTGAAATCAAGTTGAATGAACGTACTGCGTTCAAGTCAACGTTGTACATATATCCTTGACCAGCAACACCAGTGGTGTTGTCGTCGTGGTTCAAGATAACCTTGAACAACTTCTTAGCTACGACAGATGCGCTTAATTCAGCAGCAAATTGAACGTCGTTCCAAGAAGCGGTTTGGATGGTGTTACCAGTTGCGGTTGCAGTTGCACTCTTAGCTAGGGTAATAGCAGAGCTACTTACTGGACGAACTGAATAAGCAAAAGCACCTTGACCGTATAGACCACGTACTGCGTCATCAGTTGAACCCAACTTCTTACCTGTACCACCAAACAAACTGTCGTTCAATTGCTTACCTGCACGGGTAGTTACGGAACTACCGTTGTTCAAGTTACGCAAATCACTACCAGGAGCGGTTGTACCATACTTGAAGTCTAGATAGAAAATTAGACCAGATGGTAGATTCATTGGTTGTACGCTGACGAATTCCTTAGCGGCGATTTCAGCGAATACACGACGTACCAATGGTAGAGCTACACCAGCCCATTGTTCTGAACTGGTAGAGGTACCGGTGGTGGTTGCTTCGTCAAGCAATTGTTTTGCTTGGTTTTCCAATAGGATTGACATATGTGCTTTTTCAACACCTTGGCAACCTTCTAGGAGGCCTGTCTTTTCCCACTTGGATTGTAGTCCACGTGTTTCAGCCATCAATTTGGCTTGTGGATTCATATTTCCTGTCAATAGACTTTTTACATCCATACTCATATTTTTGTTTCTTTCTATATTAATTACTGTTAGGTTTTTACTCGCAAACTAATTACTTCTTGATTCCTGCGAGTTTTTGGAATCTTGAAGCCATTACTTCAGCTTGAGGTTCTACAATGGTAGAATCAGGCTTTGTACTGGATACTGGTTTGCTTGCCAAACCTTCGGTGATAGTTTGAGCAGTTGTATTGGTCTTTTTCTTGACAACTGATGCACCGGAATTAAGTGATTCGGCTAAAACTGTATATGCCAACTTGACTTCACGAATATTCTTGGTCAAGTCGAAAGTGTTGATGATCTTCAACTTTTGATCTTCGGTAAGAGCTTTACCTTTGAACAATTTGTTGGTGTAGAGCAACTTAGCATTCAATAGATTTGTTTCAGATAGAACACTCTTCAAATACTTTACAGTCTTGATGTGTTCGCTCAATTGAGACTTTAGTTGTTCGTTTTCTTCGTTGATAGCTACTAGAGCTTCTGCCATTTCTTCAGCGGATACTTCTTCCGAGTATTCACCTTCTGAAGGAGATGGAACTTGAGCTGGGGCTGGAGCTGGTACTTCAGCAGCTGGAGCGGCTGGAGCAACAGGAGCTTCTGGAGCTGGAGCAGGTGCTGGTGCAGCTGCTGGATCTTCGCCTTCTAGTTCTGCTAGAAGTTCGTCTAGATTAATTTCTTCTTCCATTGAATCATCAGATTCACCGGCATCGTCGGAATCTCCTTCGGATACTACTTCACCTTCTAGTTCTGCTAGAATTTCGTCTAGTTCTTCACTAGTTACTTCAGCACCTTCTTCAACGGCAGCTTCTTCTTCAAGCTTTACGTCGAATTCTTGCTTACCTGCTGGAGTTGTGTTTTTATTTGAAGCTGGTGATGGTTTGGTTGGGTGTTGTTTTGTAGCAACATTGCTGTCATCCTTACCAATGTTAGAAGATGCAAGTTTTTCTTCAATCTTGCCTTCTTCACCTTCTGGTGCTTCGGTTTCTTCTGCCATTTCTTCCTTGAGTTTATCTGCAAACATTTCTTTCATACTGTTTGCAAAACTTTCTTCGAGGAAGGTCTTTGCATTTGCCAATGCTGTTTCACGTACAGCCTTTGCATCCGCAATGCTTTCTTTTAATAGATCGCTCATAATTATATTTCTGCCTTTCTTATTGTTATTTGTTGGTGAAGCTATTGAAGAACTCCAAAGAAGATAAATGTATGTGACATCAAAGAATGATGTATTTGAATAATAAATATAATTTAAAATTGAAACAAATGAAAATATTTTATATTTATTGATATATGCCTGCAAAAAGCGAAAAACAAGCCAGACTATTTAGATTGGTAAGAGCACTACAAAAAGGTGGAATCAAATCAAAAGAAGTTTCACCACAAGTTCGTAAGATGGCACGTACCATCAAACCAAGTAGTGTAAAACACTTTGTTAAATTGAAAGAAATATTGAAAAGTCTTAATGAAGCAGAATATTCATTAAGTGATTTTGATATCATTAAAGGCAAATCATTTAACCAAGTGCTAAAAGAAAATGAAGGTATTGCGTTTACTAAAAAAGAAATGTTAACTTTTCAAAGTAAACAAGCGGGATTTAGTGGATTTGGAAAAACAAATTTTATTCCTAACCCACCAGAAAATACAAAAATAGAAACTGAAATATTTAGTAATGGTAGTACCAAGAAATATGTGTTTAAAAAGCTCATAGATCAAAAAAATGAAAATTTAATTGTATATGCTTGTTTTATTCAAAGATCTTATCCTGATAAACCAGACAAAGAAATATTCAGTATGTTAAGTACTGCTTTGGATAAGAATAAAGATTCTGAACAAACAAAAACCCTATCTGACTTTATAGATAGAATTAACTCTTATGGCCTATAATTTCAATCCAAATCTAGCTAAACATATGAATTCCACAAAAGACAATTATAAGTTTATAAAAAGAACTGGGGACGAAACTCCATATTCCAACCCAGATGTGCGTTCTATGAATAATAGCTACAACAATTATAAGTCTCCAAAATTAATTAACTTTATAAACAATGATAATTTTGAAGAAGAAAAAATGTTTAAGTTAGAAGATATAGATAATCCAAACGGATGGGATTTTACGGAAATTGATATATTGGGTGAAATGAATTTTCGTATAGATGATGAATACAGAATGTTTTCTGAAATAGAAGTTCCATCTTTAGATATGGTCAACGAGAAAAGAAAAACCTTCGTCTATAAAACAGACGAAGGTTATGTGATAGAAGCAAATAGAAGATACGTTTTTGAATCGTTCGATAAAATGTTGGAATTTATTGATTCGATACCGATGAGTTAATAGTGCCTTCTTGTGGTTTTGGATCAGTGTGTACTTGGTCGGCAATTTCAAAATAACGTTCCAATCTCATACCAACTTGTTCATACAACATTTCAAGTTGTTTTTCAATTTCTTTCATTTTGTTGGCTTCTTCATACATTTTGGCAGCGTCTCTTTTGATTTCTTTCATATCACGTTCAACCATTTTGGCTTGCATCCAGTCGCCACATTCTTTAATTGCGTAGCGTTCTGCTAGATTAACAGCCTCCATAATTTTTTGTGCAGTTTCATATACACAATCGGCTTTTAATCCCTTGCGATATTCATTATAGGATCTAATAGCACCAACCATTTTTGACTTTTCTTCTTTGGTAAGTGGACTATAAGCTACTTCAGTGGAATTTTCTAGTAAATGTTTTAATTTCATACTTTATAAATATTATAATTCTGATAGAATGTTGTGAATAATTCTTTCTACATTACCGTATGGGTTGACAATTGTTCTTTGTTCTACACTTTCATTGATTTTGCCTTGAGGATACATAAAGGCACCTTGTGTACTAGGATTGCTTACAAAGTCAAATGCGATCAAATCAAAATCGTCTTGTACAATGTCGGCACCTTCTCTCATATCTTTTTTAACACTGCCTAATCCTCTGCTGCTAATACCTAATAAAATTCCAGATTGCAATAAATCTCTAAGAATATTACCACTTGGTGTGGGCAGTATTTCAACTGTTCCAACCAAATCTTTGTCTTCCCAACCCATATCAACAATGTTGTGACTAACGTTCTTTAAGTTAACCACGCTGCTTTCTGGATGATCCAACTCACCCATAGCACGACGTTGTTTTACGAAGTTTTGCATATACTTTTCAGCTTCACGCTTTAGTACATCTTCTGGGTACACTCTTCCATTTTGATTCTTTGCATCCGCACGTTGTAATACGCCGGTTACGTATAGTTTTCCATCTTTAAGAGATTCATTTAAAGATGTCTTTTTAAATTCAAATGGTAATATGTCTATCAATACTTGTTTCATATATGTGTTAAGCTTTAGGTTGTGTTGTTCCTGGTTGTTTTGATTGATCTGGTTGATTTGCAACAGTTGCGTCTTGCTTATCTGCGGTTATTGTGTTTTGTGGAACAACATTTTGTTGACTTTGAGGGTCAACCAATGCTTTTGATTTAGCAACTTGATATTGATCTTTTGGTTTCAAATTATCAGCATTACCTAAAATTTTAAGTTTAAATCCTGGCTTGATGAAAAATTTAGCTACTTTTTGTTTATTTTCTTCACGACCAATTATTATAATAACGTATCTGTCGTAGTAATAATCAATAGCAACACCAGTTACATTTATAGTATAATCTGTCTCAGGTTGTTTATATCCTTTACTGGCTCTAACTACGATTTTCTTACCTAAAATTTTGTCTTGGATTGTTTTTTGTAGATTGTTCTTTAATGCCTCGGTTGAACCTTTTAACTTGGTATCAAATGCTGTAAAATCAGGCAATACATCATATGTTTTTAAATCTACAGATGGTGAAGGTTCGGCTTGCTTTGGTTGTTGAGTTGGAGGTTGAGCAGGTGACGGTTGTGGAACAGAAGCTTTCTGACCTTCTTGTTCATATTTTAAACCATTAAAACCTTCAGTAAATGGTAAACTTCCTTGTTTATAACCAATCAAATTTGGATCTAAATTTGGATCATTATGTTGAACCAATCCATTTTTATCTGTATATGTATCTCCCAATTCAATTGATTGAGCAGGAGTACTATATGCTGGTTCACTATACATTTGATTTTCCAACTTATAATTAGGACTTCTTTTAATTGGCTTAGCTAATTTATATCCCAATTGTGTGTATGTATCTGGTCTTGCTCCTCTTTTGGAAAAAGCAAATGGAGTTCTTGCAGCGTCACCACCAACAGCAACTGGACCAGAAGCAACAGGTGCGGTACCTGTTGTACTAGCTTCATTTTTAACCTTTAGGTTGGTTAAAATCTTTTTAATCTTTTGTTTAAGATTTTGCTTCATTTTTGACATCAATCTTTTTAATTTCTTCTATCAATTCGTATACATTTAACAATGAAGTCAATTGATTTTCTTTAATTACGCCAACACAAGATTTTGTTGAAAACTGACTAATAACTTCATTTATTTTAATTTTAACCACTTCAGAGGTAACATTCTTCACTTGATCTTTTAATACTCCACTTATTCTCTTGTACTCTTCGTTGACGTATTTTGTAAATTTACTGGAGTTGGAAACATTAGTAATATATTCTTTTAGAAGTTTCTTTTGATCTGGCAAAAGATTGTTGTATTTGGTATTGAAGTTTTCAATCAAGAATTTATAGGCCAACAATCTAACTTCAGCACTTTGATTTCCATAAACATCCATCATTTCTTGTTCTGACTTCTTTTCTTTTGTTAAGCTCTCAACAATATATTCTCTTGATTCTAACAATTCAGATACATCAAACTTGACTTCACTTTTATCTTGATCTTCAAATAATTTGTATATAGAGGCGTATAACTTATAATTTGGAATTTTATTTTTCAAAAATTCGTCTATATTATACTTCTCTTTTATTTCTTTAATTATGTTGTACTTTTGCTTGTTCAATTCGCGTTCATCTAGTTTGGAACGTGTTTGCAAAACAACATTCAAAAGACGTTCAGCGGAAGAAGCATCTTTGCTTTTTTGTTGTAGGATGAAATTGTAAAGTTGCACTTCTTTTCCTAGTTCTTTGCTTTCGTGAAAATACTTGAACATCAGATTTTTGGTAAATGATTCATCTCTCCCCGCTAGAATGTCGGCTGTTATTTGTCTAGTGAGTAGTTCAAACAATATTCCAGCATTCTTGAATTTCGAATGTTTTGCTTTCTTGTGCATATTATTTATTATTATTTATAAATATAATCAATGTGGTTAAATATGTAGGAATTATACTATTCTTTTATATTTTGTTCATCCATAAAAGATTTTTTACTTCCCTCTCGTAATATTTCTTTTTCTTGGTCTAAAGTTTTTAGTACATCGGTCAATCCTTTAATAGATTCTAGTGATAGCGGAGACTTGTTTTTATACTTGTGCGTCACAGACAAATCACTACGTCTATTGTTTTCTAATGTACCCAATGGATCTTCGCCAAATCGATAATCACGTGCATCTTTTCTACCAGTTTGATCACGTTCTGCTAATTTTGGGGGTGTTGATTTTTCCCCACCAGTTTCACCACCTTTTGGTTCGCCTCCACCTGGCGGTTCTCCGCCTGGCTCACCGCCAGCTGGCTCGGCGCCGCCTGGTTCACCACCTGGCCCACCACCGGATCCACCGGCTCCTTCTTTATCGTCCTTGTTTAAGAATGATAATGCTGGATCATTGCCTTCTTCTTCGATTTGTTTAAATCTATATGTACCTTTAGCATCATCGATAAGTTGTTTTTGCAACTCAATCATATCTTGATCTGATAAACCAAAAATATTTTCATAGATCCACTTCTTAGAAAATACTTTTTGTTCTTGCATATCTTTGGAGAGTTCGACTTTGCTTTTATATACGTCGATCTTTTCTTTTTCAAAGATAGTAGATGGATTGGTCAATTCCAATGTAAAATCGACCAACGATTCATCTCTATATCCTTGTGAATATAAATGAATAACCGCAATCTTATTTAACTCACTTACAATAATACGTTGAATACGTTGAACAGTTCTAGCAAAACGTATATCTTCAGCTGCCAATGTAGCTTTACCGCTTAGACTTTCATCATAACCTAAAAATGCTTTGGGAATCTTAAGCGCTGCCATCATTTTGTTACGCAGATATTCAATATCATCAGTACCTGTCCATTCTAGACCAGACAAGTTTTCGATACTTGTACCACTATCACTACCACGAACTGGCAAGAAAAAGTCTTCTACCATGTTCTGCAAATTGAATCTTAAATTGTAGTCGCCTGTTTGTTGATCCAAATATGGTACTTTTTTCATTTGATCCATAATGCGTTGCATATGGTTATCAACTTCATTTGGAGGAATATTACCGATGTCAACCTTGAAAATACGTTTTTCAGGAGCACGCATAATACGATGAATTAACATTGCGTCTTCCATCAAACTCAATTGTTTCCATACGCGACGAGCACCTTCTAAAGAACTTTTTCCGTATGGCAAAAAGTTACTATCACTCAACAAACGAAAATGTGCAATTTGATAATTTTCCAGATCTTCTAGTTTATTACCATATGGAAGGTTGACTTGGAACTTAACAAAATTCTTATTTGATAAATGTGCGTTTTCTACACGGGTTACATAATAAGTGCTCAATGGTTCTACCAAATAAACACCATATTCAGGGCTAATATGTAAACGTAGATAAAAATCTCCGTATTTGACCATACAACGAGTCCAACTCCAAAGATTGAATTCGATGTTTAAAATGTCATAAAACAAATTGTGTAGAATTTGCTTGATTTCATCGTTGGATGATTTGATATGAATTACTTCACCCATTTCATTTCTAGTTGTACATTCATCTGCATAGATATCCAATGCAGATGCTAGAATTGGATCCATATCCATTGTATCATAATCACGAAATAGTTCTACACGACTACTTTGATATGATAAATTGAAATCTCTTGTGTATTGATTATATGAAGTGGTGCGTAATCTATTAAAACGATCTCTTAAACTATTACGATCTGTAGCATACTGAATTTCGTCAGTATCAATTACTTTTAATTTTTTACCACCGATATTACGAACAATTACATCATTTGAAAACAAACGTTTCAAACGTGCAAATAATGAACGATTGCGTAATTCTTGAAAAGATTTATCTGCCATATTATTCTAGTATATAAGTATTTACAACAACCAAGTTAAACTTTCTTTTTTGTCATTTACAGTAAATTCCATCGTCTTTTGATGATCAGGTACAGTGCTTACTTGTTTTGGCACAGTTATTTGACTTGTTACTTTTGATATTTTAGAAACCATTGCTTTATTATAAGCTATTTGTTCGTTTCTAAGTTTTAAAGCTGTTTCACGAATCCACAATCCAATGCCTAGTGACATAACTAAATCATCATTATATCCCTTCATAGCCTCAGCTTTAGCTCCATTCCATATAAACACATTCAATTCCTCATAAAGTCTTTTAGACTTGATTATAACACCTTTTTCTCTAAAAAAGTTTTCTAGTTTACTAATGATTAATGGTCTATTTTTACTAGTGGTTGTAAATCCGGCCACTAATTTTTTGTCCGCCGAATTTAATTTATTAGTATATGTTTTTTCCACATCTATAACAGTTAAATCAGCTGCACTATAAAATGTATTTTGATAATCTCTATCTATAATTTGTTGAAGTGTAGCCCAACCCACGTTATTGTTTTCCACGACTAATAACGCATTATTATATTCAGTTGCAACACTTACCAACAAGTTTCCATAATCCTTGGTAGTTAATTGTCCTTTATATTCCGCAACTTGTTCCAATGTTTCTATGTCAAAGATATGAAATGCGCTATAATCTGCTCCATCTCCTCTCGCACAGTCGGCCGTTAATATGTAATTTTTACTATAATTTGGATAATCCCATATCCAAAAATCTTGATTATTACCACGTTTTTCAATTGGATCTTTAATATAAGTTTGTTTATAAAACTCTAAAATATCAATACTCACAACTTGATTACCAGATGTACTAAAATCACAATCACATTCTTGCGCTGCACCTTTTACACCTGACAATTCTGTTTGTTTATCTCTCCAAGCTTGATCTCTTTCTGGATGTAGATGCCATGGTAATCGTATTGTTTTAAAGTTGTTCTTACCTTCTTCAGCTTCTACCCACGTTTTATGAAAGAAATTACCAACACCATTTGGCGTACTTAATATAATAGCTCTACCACCAGTAGACAGTGTATATTGTGATGACAACCAAATTTCTTCAATACCGTCAATAAATGCAGCTTCGTCAATGATTAGTAAAGATAGTGCGGATGATCGACCAGCGGTACCAGCAGATGATACTGCTTTGATTTGCGATCCATTTTTTAGACGTAATGAAAGACGATTGTCTTCTACACAGGGAACTTTTAACCAAGACGGCAAGTTATCATTAGCAAATCTAACTTTGGTAACGATTTCTTTTGCGGTTTCTTGAGTAATACTAATACAAAGAATATTCTTATCGTTATGGAATGTCATTAACCACAAACTATAAGCTGCTGTAAGAGTACTAATACCCATCTGACGACTTTTTAATACAATATTAAGACTATTATCTACGAAGTCTGATAGAGTTGTCTCTTGAAAAGGAAACAATTCAAAGTTACAAGTACCACGAATAGGATGTTGGATCTTAACATACTTTTTCATAAAGTATATTGGATCCTCAATACACTTCTTATACTCTTGCTTTATTATTTCTCTTAGATTTGGCTGACTCATACTTTTCTTCGTAATCTTTTATCTTAGCGTTTAGTTCTTCTAAACGTTTATAGAGTAGTTCTAAATCTTTATTTAGATCCTCTAGTATTTTATTATAATCTTGAATGCCTTCCCATCTTTCAAATGAACCATCTTCTTCTAAGAATTCAACTGGTTTTCCTTGATTTTCTTCGCAGAACTTTTTACTTTCTTCAAACTTTTTCTTATAATCTTCCAAAATACTACGTTCATTTTTTAAATCCTGAAGTTCGTTATATACGTCGAACATTCCGATTAATTTAAGATTTGTTTGGAAATCAATAAAACAATCGTAGCAATATCCTGTTTTGGGCCAAACACGATCATCTAAATAATTGCCCCAACGAACATCCATCTTACAACATTTACAACGTTGTTCATTGATAATCGTAGCGCGTTTTTGAACTCTACGTTTACTACCATTTTTCCAAACCCATTTACGTCCTTGACCATCCTCCCACTCTTCACCTTCTTTACGGGTTGAATTTTCCAAATTAGAATCATATCCTACTTGGACGAATGGACGAACGCCATCAACATAATCTTTAACAATATCAAGATTGCTTTTACCTAATGCTCTTTTCATAACAAATATGTATTTATTTTATTTCTTAAACTTACTTTCCAAACCTTTTATAATAAAACTTCCTGTAATTTTGAAAGGATTGTTATAAATATTTGGATCTCTAACCACGATTCCTTCATGTTTATCTAAGTCACCAATCTCACTAGTAGCATTCTTTAATACTTCATCTCCTAATTTGATAGTGGTTAAATAAACAATGGTATCATTTATAATCTTTTGAACGTCTTGACCGGCAAAATCTTGCGTAATATTTTTGCTGTTTGAAGCATTAATAAATTGTTCACGGGTGATAAGTGGAAGATCGATTTTTACATTTTTTAACCAGTCTTTTAATGACTTGGTTTCAGCAACTTCTGTAGGATATAATGTTACTGGTTCTCTCAATACTTTGGCCAAATTTGGATCCGATTTAAATGATGTACCAACGCTGCCTAGTACTTTGAATCCATACTTCATTGCAACCTTATTTAATTTATTGATGTAGGACTGCATTGCCGCTTTATCATACGGTATTTCAACAGCAACACGGGATTTTACACTACCATCCTTACCAAATGTCTTTGGTTTGATCTCTTTTAAGCCATGAATTGCTAAAAAGTTTCCAATATCACCATAACCAACTACGTTTGTTGTACCTTCTACATATTCAATATTAAACAATATATTTGGATTGTTCAACAAGCCCAACTTTTTTAATTCGGATTTGGTACTTGGAATCGCTTCATCGAAAATATTGATTACTTTAGTTCCAATATTAATAAATCCATGACCTGGTTCAAATCTATTTGGCAAATCTTCGGGTCTCATGCCCTTAATATCAAGTGGTTTTGCTGATCCACGATCCATTACAAATTGGCTGTTTATCATACGGATACTTGCATTAACACCGTCAATCTTTACACTACCGGCGCCTTGCTTCAGAGACTTTACTGCTTTCGCAAATACACCTACCAATTTAGCGCCAGTATTTACAAAATCAAATGGATGTGCCATATGTCCACCTGCGCCGCCTTCTTGTATTACCTCACTTAAAATGTTATTTAGTCTTATCATATGGTTTTAAAAATGTTTTATCAAATACAGTAATTGCTTTTTTGTAAGAACTCTTAGTTTCGTCTAAACTATTATTAGTAAATTGCCAATTCCAAAATAATTGGTCTGGTGTTTTGAATCCAAAAAACTGAAGTACTTCTTTTTGTGTTTGTGTAACATCTTTGCCATTCCAATTTTGTCCAGTTGCAATGAATCCTGAATCAATATTTTTAACAATATTACTTTCTCCCAACGTAGAATGTCTGTTTTCAATCCAAGTCAATCTTTCGATCAATTTTTGATAAAAACCATTGGCTTGACCCCATCTCACACTAGCAAAAAATAAAACGGTATCACTTTCAAATAGCTCTTTACTTACTTTCCATAATTCATCGTTCTTATTATTAATACTAGCCCAACAACGATGTTCTCCTGTTGGGTTTTTTTCTTTATCTTTTAAAGATGAATCTTTTGTACCACAATGATTTCCCCATTTTGACGATACATTGCCCTCACACGGAACTATATTTAATTTGGTAGTATCTATCAATGATACTTTTTCTTTACCTAATAATTCTTGCATTTTAATTGCTAATTGTGTACTCTTAGCAATATCGTCTTTGTGACCACTCCATCTATTACTGGTAGTTAACAATAGTACTTTGTTCTTGGTACGTAAATAATCTATAGTCTTCTTGTATTTACGAGCATAAAGATCCATATCTTGCTCGCTTTGAGGAAGTTTGGCTTCTAATAATAAATCGTTTAAACTAATCATTTTGATAATTGGTATAAAATTATTTGTTTGTTTTTTTAACGCAGTTGGGATATTTTTTACCAAACAATGTTTTCATACCTTTTTGCGTATATCCCTTCCAACATTTCTCTTCTATATTATTTTCAACCACTCCATATCCAGAACCATATGGAGATGATTTACCAGATTCTGGATTGGATGTTTCTTTATTTAATTTTATTGTTTTTGCTTTTGAGGCCTCTTTACGTTGTATAGCATAGTCTAAAGCACTTTTCAATCTGCTTTTAACATTTGGATCTTTAGCATTTTGATAAGCTGCTCTAACTCTCTGATGTATAAGATTTATAATTTGAGATTGTCTTTTGTGACTTTTTGATTTAAAACCACTACTAGCTAGTGTATCTTTAATGTCTTGGGATGTTTTAAATTTTACTCTAACCGTATCCTTCGGATTTTCATCGGTATATAATCGTCTATCAGATCCTTTTGGCTTTTTACCAGTTCCAACTTTTGGATCAGACTCAGATAAAACTTCATTTAAAATGTCAGTTAAACTAATCATTTTGCTAACTCGTCTAGTTTATTTTGCATTGTCATACCACGAATGACTTCAGGTGTGCCGCCATTGTCTCTATTAAAATAACGTTTATAATTGCTTAGTGCAACGTCTAATCTAGCCTTATCAATTGGTTCTTTTGATAAAATATCCTTTACCATTTTTAAGTTATTAACTACCAAAACATTTGTGTCATCGATTACCTTGTCAATTAACTTTAAAAGAGATGGATCTACGGCGTTTTTAACTTGTGGGTTAGTTAAATCCTCAACGATTCGTGTTAATAGTATCATAAATATAAATATACAGATCAAACAAAAAACCCCGCTTATTTCTAAGCGGGGTTCTGTTTAATTTTCTTTATCCTAGATTAGGCAGAAAATTGAGCGCCCGTTGGGAGTATATTAAAATCGAGTATAATAAACTCAGCGGTTCTAGTTGGTTGGATATAGATTTGTCCGTAGAGGATGTTACGATCAATCAAGTCAGGAGTATTGTTTTCAGCATCCATCTTGACTTGGAATGCGTAGATACCGTTACGTTGTTGTACTGATTCCAAGTATGGTGTTACGATACTCAAGAATCGGTTACGTGTAGAAGCAACATTTTGTTCAAACACCAAGTAGTTGCTTGAACTTGCGATAAACTTCTTCAAGTTGATCAACAAGCGGCGAACATTGATG